TGAGGCTTCTGAAGTAACTATCACACTAAACAACGTAACTGGTTTAGTTGCCGGTGATTACCTAAGAATCAGAAGAGTCCCTGTTGGTGGAACTCTAGGAACTACCCAGGAAATTGTAAAGGTAGAAGTAGTTGATGCAGATACCGCAACAGTTCTAGTTTCAAGAGGTCAATTAGGAACAACTGCAATTGCATTTGATGATGATGCAATCACAGGTAATGTTAATCCTGCAGATGATGAAACTGGTGCTCCAACCATCACCGTACAGAAACTTGATTTTGCTCAAGCATCACCAACTGTAGTTACCTCTCTAGGTGCTGCAGTTCCTTCTGTAACCTTCTCTGGTGCAGTTTCTGGTCTAGTTGCTGGAGACCTAATCAAGAAGCAAGTTGGTTCAACTTGGGTCTACGGAAACATCTACAAGATTGATGGTGCAAGTTTCTACATCAGTCTCTGGGATACTTCAAAGAGATTTACTGCTGGTAACGTTCTCTATGATTCTGCTGGCACTGTTCTTTCAACAGTTTCTGCAGTTCTAGAAGATGATGTATACGCTACCCTAGAATACGCTCCAAATAGAAGATGGGTATCTCTTGCTCCACAACCAGGAACTTCAGTTGCAACTGGAAACAAAGGTGGAAGATTTGACGAATTCCACATCGCAGTTGTTGACGAAGGTGGTCTAGTTTCTGGAACTCCATACACTGTACTTGAAACTCTAACTTATGTTTCGAAGGCATCGGATGGAAGAAATTCAGACGGTAATTCAACTTTCTGGAAGAAAGCAATCGAAGACAACTCCAAGTATGTTTTCGCTGGAGATGACGATCTAGCAACTAAGTTGACAGAAACTCTTGCTCTTGAGTACATCGATATCGACGGAAATGTTCAGGTCGGTGATGGTGATCTTGGAGAAGCAAGTCAGAATCAAGTATTCAGACTCTTCAAGAATGCATCTGGTCTTCCACAACTTCATTACATTCTAGGTGGTGGAACAAACTACGATTACTCAACTCCAACTAAGATCAACACAATTACAAACCAACTTGCAACTGCATATGAGTTTGTAAGAGATCCAGAAACATTCGGTGACATCGACTTCCTAGTTCCAGGTAAGATTACTGAAACCGTTGCTGTTAAACTAATCGATATTGCAGAATCAAGAAGAGATTGTATCGCAACCATTTCTCCTAGAAGAACCGACGTTATCAATTCGGAGTCAACAACAATTAAGACGGATTCAATCATTGGATTCTTCAAGACTCTACCAAGTACATCATTTGCAATCTTTGATTCTGGTTATAAGTACATCTATGATAAGTACAACGATAAGTATCGTTACGTACCTTGTGCTGCTGACGTTGCAGGTCTTTGCATCAGCACTACAATCAATTCTGAAACTTGGTTCTCACCTGCTGGTTACAACAGAGGAAATCTACGTAATGCACAAAAACTTGCGTACTCACCAAAACAGGCAGAAAGAGATCGTCTCTATGTAAATAGAATCAACCCAGTAGTTGCATTCCCTGGTCAAGGTATTGTCCTATTCGGTGACAAGACCGCTCTTGCATCTCCTAGTGCTTTCGACAGAATTAACGTTCGTCGTCTATTCATTGAACTAGAGAAGAATATTGCTGCATTCTCGAAGTTCCAACTATTTGAACTAAATGATGAGATCACCAGAAGTGGTTTCAAGTCAGCGGTTGAACCATACCTCAGAGGTGTTCAGGGTAGAAGAGGTATCTACGACTTCCTAGTTGTTTGTGACTCTTCAAACAACACACCTGATGTAATTGATCGTAATGAGTTCAATGCGGAAATTTACATCAAACCAGCAAGAAGCATCAACTTCATCACAATCACCTTTATTGCAACGAGAACTGGTGTTTCGTTCAATGAACTAATCAACTAATTCATTATTTTCGTTAACAAATTCTAGGAGAAAACTAAAATGGCTAGAGGTATTTCCGAATTTAAGTCTCGTCTTGCTAAAGGTGGTGCAAGACCCAACCTATTCTTGGTGAGACTAAATTTCCCAACCACACTTTCAAACATCGTTGACATTGACAACATTGATTCTTCAACTGACCTAACTGGTCAGGCAGAATTCCTTGTCAAGACTGCTCAACTTCCTGCTTCCACAATTGGTGTTATTGACGTTCCTTTCAGAGGAAGAATGCTCAAAGTTGCTGGTGACAGAACTTTTGAACCATGGTCAGTTACCGTCATCAACGACGGTGCATTCAGACTCCGCAAGGCGTTTGAAACATGGTCAAGAGGTGTTAACGCTCTCACCGAGAACGTTTCGCAACTCGGTTATGGTTCTGGAGATCCTATCTCATATTGCGTTGACATGACTGTGTTCCAACTCAGCAGAGATAACCAGACACCAAGCAAGACTCCAACCAACATGACCGCTCTCGGTGAAGATGGTATGGAAGTAATCCGTGCATATAAGTTCTATGATGCATGGCCTTCTTCACTATCTGCAATCGATCTCTCATATGAGTCGAATGATCAGGTAGAGGAGTTCACAGTTGAGTTCCAGTATAACTACTACGAAGTAACTACTCCATCTCTAGATACAGCAATTGGTTCGTAATAAATAGAGTTGATATAAAGACTATTATACTATGTCTCAACTATTTGGATTCTCTATTGAGGAGCGTAAGAAAAAAGAAAAACTGATTTCTCCCGCTCCTCCTAATAACGATGACGGCACCTCCGTAGTAGCGGCAGGTGCCTATTTTGGTCAGTATGTAGACATTGATGGAGTACCAAAAAATAATAACGAATTTGAATTAATTCGTAAGTATAGAGAGGTTGCACTTCATCCAGAGTGTGATAATGCAATCGATGATATTATTAATGAGTCTATTAGTAGTGACTTGGATTTTGCTCCAGTCAAGATTGAATTATCTAATTTAGAAACTAGTGATAAAATTAAGAAGAATATTAGAGAAGAATTTAATTATATTTTACGTCTGTTAGATTTTGATAGAAGATCTCATGAAATTTTCAGACGTTGGTATATTGATGGAAGAGTACATTATCATAAACTGATTGATTTTGATAATCCTTCAGATGGCATCAAAGAACTCAGATATATTGATGCCCTCAAGATTCGCAAAGTCAGAGAAGTTGTAAAGAAGAGAGAAAATCAATTTTCTGTTGATCCAACTGCAAGATATGATTACGGCGAAACTCTAGAATACTACATGTACTTCCCATCGGGATACAAGGCGGATCAGAACAAAGGAATCAGAATCACCAATGATGCAATCACATTTGTATCGTCTGGTTTGATGGATCACAATCACAATATGGTGATTAGTCATCTACACAAAGCAATTAAGTCTGTCAACCAACTACGAATGATTGAAGATTCGTTGGTTATCTACAGACTATCCAGAGCACCAGAACGTCGTATTTTCTATATTGACGTTGGTAATCTACCAAAGATGAAAGCGGAACAATACCTACGTGAGGTTATGTCCCGTTACAGAAACAAACTAGTTTATGACTCTGCAACTGGTGAGATTCGTGATGACCGCAAGCATATGAGTATGCTTGAAGACTTCTGGCTTCCTCGCCGTGAAGGTGGACGTGGTACAGAAATCACCACACTTCCTGGTGGACAAAACCTAGGGGAACTTGAAGACGTTAAGTATTTCCAGAAGAAACTTTACAAGTCTCTCAACATTCCCCTCTCAAGATTGGAACAGGAGTCTTCATTCACAATCGGTAGATCTAATGAGATCACCAGAGACGAACTCAAGTTTGCTAAGTTTGTTGGTCGCCTACGTAAGAAGTTTAGTGATCTTTTCCTTGACATTCTCAGAACTCAGTTGATTCTAAAGGGTATTCTCACTCCAGATGACTGGGATAATATGAAAGAGAATATTCAGTTTGACTATATCTTTGATAACCACTTCACAGAACTTAAGAATAACGAGTTACTCGCAGACAGATTAAATTCTGTAAACCTAGTAGAACCATATGTCGGTAAGTACTTCTCTGCGGATTATGTAAGAAAACAGATTCTACAGTTCACCGATGAAGAGTGTGAAGAGATTGATCTCCAAATTCAGAAAGAGATTGAACTCGGTATTATTGCAGATCCAAATGCAATGATGGATCCATCAATGGGAGGTATGCCAGCTGATGGTGGTGCAGCTCCTGCGGATCAATCTGGCGGGGGCGGCGGCGATTTAGATACCGCATTCGCATCCGCAATTTCCTCATCCGACTACGAGAAAGGAAATATTTAATAAATAATTATTGTATAAATGGAGTATATTATGCCATCTATTGCACGAGAAATTGTTGACGCAATTCTTGATAAAGATAATGTAAATGCAAATGAAAAAATTTATGATGCTCTCTATGGTAAGAGTTCTGAAGAACTACTTGCAAGAAAAGCAGTAATTGCACAACATTTCTTTAATCCTGAATTTGACGGAAACCAACCTGATAATAATGCAGAAGTTGAAGACACCGAAGAAACAGAAGAGTAATTCCAATGAAACTAATATCAGAAGAAATTGTAGATATTCAATTTATTGCCGAAGAAACAAACGGCAGTAAATCATATTTTATTGAAGGTGTTTTCCTTCAATCCGATATTAGAAATCGCAACGGAAGGATGTATCCCTTCGATACCCTAAATAGGGAAGTATCGAAATATAATGAAAATTATATTCAGAAGGGAAGAGCTCTTGGTGAGTTGGGACATCCTGATGGGCCAACAATTAACCTAGACCGCGTTTCTCATAAGATCGTTTCTTTACAATCCGAAGGTAAAAACTTCATTGGTAAAGCAAAGATCCTAGAGACTCCTATGGGTAAGATCGCAAAGAACTTACTTGATGAAGGAGTTAAACTCGGAGTTTCTTCAAGAGGCCTCGGATCCATTGAGAGAAGAGGTGATACTAATGTCGTTAAAGACGACTTTATGCTTTCTACTGCGGCAGATATTGTTGCGGATCCATCTGCTCCTGATGCTTTTGTTGAGGGAATCATGGAAGGGAAAGAGTGGATTTGGACTAACGGTTGTTGGAAAGAATCTTCTCTAGAAAGAGCAAAACAATATTTGGATGAGTCATCATCTACAGAACTACTAGATAGAAAACTTCAAGTTTTTGAAGCGTTCTTACGTAACATAAAAATTTCATAAATACTAGTAGAAAATACCATTTTCTTTAGAGGGAAACCCATGTCCGATAATACATTTGAAATCTTAAGCGAGGAGCCAGTAACTGCAAACGCAAAGCCTGCAGAGAAAATGCCTCGTATTGTTAACACCAATCCAGGTCAGTCAGGTTCTGCTGAAGATCTTGGTGGGCCACTAACCAAACCATCCCCAGACACCGAACCAACTCCAGGTAAGTCTGCTTCCGCGAAAGCTAAAAAACTTTCCAACAGAGTTACTCAGGGTGCGGGCGCTGCGGATGCAATGCCAACTCTTCAAGGTTCTGCTCCTGGTCAAAAGGGCATGAAAGAAGAAGAAGAGATGGACGAAGATCAGGTTCTTGCAGAAAAGTCTGAGTGCGAAGATGAGTACGAAGGCGAAGAAAAAGAATCAAAGAAAGCTTCCAAAAAAATGAAGGAAGATCTAGAAGTTGATGTTAGAGAGGATGTTGCCGCTCTACTCAACGGTGAAGATCTAACCGAAGACTTCAAGTTCAAGGCAGCAACAATTTTTGAAGCTGCTGTAAAAGCAAAAGTTGTTGAAGAACTTGAAAAGTATGAACAGATTTATGAGATGAGACTCAACGAAGAGATCGAAGAGATCAAAGAATCTCTAGAAACTCGTGTTGAAGCACATCTTGATTACGTATCCGAACAGTGGCTAGTTGAGAACCAACTCGCTGTTGACAACGGACTACGCAGTGAGTTGGCAGAAGAGTTCATTCTTGGTATCAAGAATGTATTCGAATCTTGTTATGTAGATATCCCTGAAGATAAGTATGATATTCTCGGTGAAATGTCCGAGAGACTAGATCAAATGGAAGAGAAACTCAACGAGCAAATCGAAGTCAATGTTGAGCTAAATTCGGCAATCGGAGAATTTATCAAAGATGGAATCATTGCAGAAGTATCCGAAGGTCTTGCTCAAACACAAAAAGAAAAACTCGCTTCTCTAGCAGAAGGTGTTGAGTTCATTAGTGAAGAATCTTATCGTGAAAAAATTGAGATGATTAAGGAAAGTTATTTCCATAAATCACCATCTTCTTATGCAGAAGATCTTGTTGAACAAACCCAAACTATTAATGTTGAAGGCCCAATGGCAGCTTATGCAGCAGCCCTTTCTAAGTGGTCTAAGTGATAAAAACTATAAATATTAATAGATTCCTAACAATTAACTAACACCAATAGGAGTTACAAACCAATGTATAACGCAGAACATCTTCAAGAGAAGTGGGCTCCCGTTCTGGAGCACACAGGTCTTGACTCAATCAAAGACTCACACCGTAAAGCGGTTACAGCTATCCTTCTAGAGAACCAAGAGCGTTTCCTACGTGAAGAGCGTGGAATGCTTAATGAGGTCGCTTCGTCACCAACCAACTCGGCTGGTACTGGTGGTTTCACTGGTTCTGGTGCTAACCCACCTGTTGCAGGTTTTGACCCAGTTCTAATCTCACTCATTCGTCGTTCAATGCCTAACTTGGTCGCATATGACCTCGCAGGC